CTTAATCGGGTTCACCTCGAAACCAGTTCTTGAAACCAGTTAGGTAAGAGGTGTTGGGAGACAGATGAAGAAACATTATTGCGAAATATGTGGGGAGCAAGACCCCGAAAAGTTTACAGGACGAAGTAAAACCTATTGCGGTGAGTGCCGTTCAAAGTTAGGGAGAGAGACTAGGTTTAAAGAATACGCACAAGGCCATGCGGATCAAAAGCTGTTTAATACATATTGGAGGAGGGTTGTAAGTGAGTAAGAAGTTATTAGGCGCAATATTGTTGGGTACTAGCTTGAATGTTAGCGGTGAGTGTTTTCCGGTGACAGAGGTACTGAAAGTAGTAGACGGTGACACCGTAGATGTGCAGATTCGAGTCAAACCACTTGATCTGGACTTATTAGCTAACATGAGAATACGCATGGAAGGCATCAATGCGTGGGAGAGTAGGACTTCTAACGCAGAGGAGAAGGTCAAAGGGATGGCGGCTAAAGCTAGGTTATCAGAACTAGTCATGGCACCTCTTACTGTCTGCCTGTCTGGCAAGGGTAAGTTCGGACGTTGGATCGGCACTTTGTTTAGCGGTGAGTCTAACATCAACGAACAGTTAGTCGAGGAAGGTCACGCTCATTGGTACGATGGTGGCAAGCGCAAGGAGTTCAAATGAATTGTTGGCATTGCAAAACCGAGTTAATTTGGGGCGGCGATCACGACATTGAGGACGAAGACGAAGACTACAGCATGTCTACCAACCTTTCTTGCCCGAAATGCGGTGCATTTGTGATGGTGTACTTACCGAAAAAAGAAGCGGCTAGTGAAAGTTAATATCACCATAGAACTAGATACAGTAGAGCCAGATGACAGAGAACTTCTGGACAAGCTGATGGAGTTTTTTGAAACGAGAGGAGAAATCGTGCATGACACCCGAAGCAAAGGTGAAGAAGAAAGTTGTTGAACAACTCAAAAAGCTAGGTGCTTACTACTTCTACCCCATGACTCATGGATACGGAAAGAGTGGTGTGCCGGACATAGTTGGATGCTTTGAAACTAAATTCTTTGGTATCGAATGCAAAGCCAAGGGTAACAAGCCTACCCCTCTTCAACAGAAGAACTTACAGGACATAACCAATAGTGGCGGCATAGCTCTGGTCATTGATGAGAAGAATGTCGATCAGGTCATACCACTACTTACCAAAGGGTTTGTAGCTCAGTTGGAGCTAGAACTGTGAAGATCATCACACTGTATATATTTACCGTACAGGGAATTTTTGTGTGGGACTTCTACCCCACGCTTGAAGCTTGTATGGAGACAAAAGAAAAGCTCGATGTGAAACTTCTTGACACTCACGCAGATGCGGAATGCATACGACTAGGTAGAACAGTCGAAGACTTTATGAAAGAGGAGGGCATACTTTGAAAGATAACGTAAACCACCCCCCACACTACACAGTCGGAGACATCGAGTGCATCGATGCGATCAAGGCATCTATGAGCCAAGCAGAGTTTGAAGGCTATCTAAAAGGTGCTGTGCTGAAGTACTTATGGCGATACCGCTACAAGGGTAAGGCGATTGAAGACATTGATAAAGGGATTTGGTACATGACTAGATTAAGAGAGGAGATAGATGGATCTGATAACACTCGACTTTGAGACGTTCTACGATAAGGACTTCTCCCTGTCTAAACTAACCACTGAAGAATATGTACGTGACAGACAATTTGAAGTCATTGGTGTAGCGGTGAGGGTCAACAACGAACCAACCGAGTGGGCCAGCGGAACTAATGAACAGATAGAAAAGTACTTACACACCTTTAACTGGGAAAACAGTATGGTGCTTGCACATAACACCATGTTTGATGGGGCTATTCTTAGTTGGCGGTACGGCATCAAGCCGAAGCTATGGGCTGACACAATGTGTATGGGCAGAGGCATTGACGGTGTAGAAGTTGGTGGTTCTCTGATGGCAATGTCAGAACGCTACGGACTTGGCAAGAAAGGCACAGAGGTCATAGCGGCCAAAGGTATGCGGAGAGAGGACTTTTCTCCTGAACAGCTAAGTAAATACGGTGACTATTGTGTCAATGATGTAGACCTGACCTTCAAATTATTTAAACGGTTGCTTAAAAACTTCCCTAAACAGGAGTTAAGAGTAATAGACCTGACCCTCAGAATGTTTATCGACCCTATACTGGAGCTAGACCTTGGGTTACTCGAAGAGCATCTTATAGATATTCGTGATAGGAAAGATAAGTTGTTACTGGATGCTAAAGTCAGTAAGGACGACTTGATGAGCAATCTCAAGTTCGCAGAACTACTTATAGAACTTGGAGTGACACCTCCTACTAAGACAAGTCTCACCACAGGCAAAGAAACTTTGGCTTTCGCTAAAAGTGACGAAGGTTTCAAGGCTTTGGAAGAACACGAGGACGTACGTGTTCAGAGTTTGGTGGCGGCAAGACTCGGTAACAAGAGTACGTTGGAAGAGACCCGCACTCAGCGGTTCATTGACATAGCCAAGCGTGGCAACTTACCCATACCCATTAGATATTACGCGGCTCACACAGGGCGTTGGGGTGGTGCAGACAAGATCAACATACAGAACTTACCTAGTCGTGGGCCAGATGGTAAGAAACTGAAGAATAGCATCATCGCTCCAGAAGGATACAAACTAATTGATGCAGACTCAGCACAGATAGAAGCAAGGGTGCTTGCATGGTTAGCAGAGCAAGACGATTTGGTGGAAGCGTTCACCAATGGAGAGGATGTATACAAGAAGATGGCCTCTCGTATCTACAATGTCGCTGAAGCAGACGTAACTAAAGACCAAAGGTTTGTCGGCAAGACCACCATACTAGGCGCAGGATATGGCATGGGGGCAGTGCGCTTTCAGGATCAGTTGAAGGTGTCGGGGGTCACTATGGAGCTAGATGAAGCAAGGCGTGTCATTCAGATATACAGAGAAAGTAACTGGAAGATAAGCCATTTGTGGCGTGAAGCTCAGAACATGTTAGTAGAATTTACTAGAGGCAACGCGACAAAGCTAGGCAGAGCGGGAGTGATTAAAGTGGACCCGGTGAGACGCGGAGTTAAGTTACCTTCTGATATGTACTTATGTTACGAGGACTTGTCGTACCAGCAGGAAGAAAGAGGTTTACAGTTTAGCTACAAGACTCGAAGAGGCCGAACAAACATATATGGCGGCAAGGTCATTGAGAATGTTTGCCAAGCGATTGCACGTTGCATAATCGGTGAACAGATGCTAAAAATAGCTAAGAAGTATCGAGTTGTATTGACTGTACATGACTCGATTGTTTGCTCCGTACCTGATACAGAGGTTACGGATGCACAGGCGTACATTGAAGAATGTATGAGATGGACTCCCGATTGGGCAGAGGGTTTGCCGATTGATTGCGAGTCAGGTGTGGGTAGTAGCTATGGAGAATGCGAGTAGTATCGTGCCTTGGTCGTTCAGCAAGGCCAAAGCGTTTGAACAATGTCCCAAGCAGTTTTACCACATGAAAGTGTTAAAGCAATATGAGGACAAAGAGACTGAAGCGATGCGGTACGGCACACTGATGCACGAGGCGGCTGAGAAGTACGTACGTGATAAAGAGCCGTTGCCAAGAGCCTTTGAGTACGTACAGAATATCTTGGACTCATTGACAGCCAAACGAGGTGAGAAGCTCTGCGAGTTTAAGATGGGGTTGACAGAAAGTCTTGAGCCATGTGGTTTTTATGCTGATGATGTGTGGTGGCGAGGGATAGCTGACCTAGTGATATTAGATACAGACAATCATATCGCATGGGTGATTGATTATAAGACAGGTAAGTCTGCAAGGTATGCAGATAAAGGGCAACTAGAACTGATGGCTCTTGCCACGTTTAAGCACTTCCCTGCGATCAAAGAAGTACGTGCAGGGTTATTGTTTGTGGTATGTAACGAATTGATTAAAGATAAATATAAACAGACAGACCAGACATTGCTATGGGCTAAATGGACGAACGCTTTTTCTTTAATGCAGGAAGCACTAGAGAACGATGTTTGGAATCCTAAACCTAGTGGATTGTGTAGAAACCATTGCGCGGTCCTTGAATGTGCTCACAACGGGAGGAATTGATGCCGTACAAGAACAAACCAAGACCTTACAAAAAGGAATACCAACAACAGAAAGCGCGAGGTGAACATGCTGACCGTATGGAACGTCAAAAAGCAAGGCGTAAGATGGATAAGACAAGCGTGGATAAAAACAAAAACGGTAAGGCCGATAAGCGAGAAGGTAAAGATATAAGCCACAATAAGCCGTTAAGTCGAGGCGGCTCTAACAAAGATGGTGTACGTATTGAGAGCAAGAGTAAAAACCGAAGCCGTAACTACAAGAAGAAGACTAGTGCAAATCGTAAAAAATAAAGCCGTACTACTTAAACTACGTAACCCGCAGCAGGTGATTGATCTTATACCTAAGAGTAAGAAGTTACCTAACGACCATGTGATAGTTAATTGGGGGTTGGATGAGACTCACGTATTAAATAACTTAGCCATCAAAGTGCCCTCTCCCATTGAGTCTCGGTATAAATGGACAGGGAAGCTGACACCCTTTGAACACCAGAAATCGACAGCTTCTTTCTTGACTCTCCACAAACGAGCCTTTTGTTTTAACGAGCAAGGTACAGGTAAGACTGCCAGTGCAATCTGGGCCAGTGACTACTTAATGAAGCAAGGTAAAGTAAAGCGTGTGCTTGTGATATGCCCACTGTCTATTATGGATAGTGCGTGGAGAACAGATTTATTTACGTTTGCCATGCACAGAACTGTAGACATTGCTTACGGAGACTCAAAGAAACGCAAGAAGATAATAAATCAAGGTGCGGATTACGTCATCATTAATTATGACGGTGTAGAGATAGTGGCTGATGAGATAGCCAATGGGGGGTTCGACTTAATAATAGCTGACGAGGCCACGCATTATAAAAATGCACAGACTAAGCGATGGAAAGTGCTCAACAAGTTACTTACTCCTGATAAGTGGTTATGGATGATGACAGGAACTCCTGCCGCTCAAAGTCCACTTGACGCATATGGACTAGCAAAACTCA